CTGACGTGATAGGACAACTTATTGATTGGGGATTTAATGAAACAAAATAGTATTTCTCGGCGCGCTAAAGGCAAAGCATGTACTTTTAGAAGTGATGTCTGTGACTCAGGTGTCAACAATGAGAAGGTAGTTTTCTGTCATCAAAATAACGGTTCTATTGGACTCAAAGCTAAAGATTCTCATGGCAATGATATTGGATTTTATGGATGTCATGCCTGTCATTCTTTGTATGATTCTAGTGGAGCAAATCATCCTTATTACAAAGCATATTTTATCGAAGAAATGGCTGAGTTTGCCATAACAAGAACTAAGCGGCAATTGATTAAGTCAGGTCTTGTTGATGAGCATTGGACTGCTGATGAATGAACACGTTTGATGAAGATTTAGAAGATGGACATAACGCAGAAAAAGAGGTATTAAATTTATTAAAGACTAAACATCCTAGTGCTAGAATACTTAATGGTTATTGCAAAGAGATGGATATATTTATTCCTGAGACTGGCAAAGGTTATGAAGTTAAGAAAGATTTTAAGAGTAAGTACACAGGTAATTTAGTAGTAGAGATTGCAATGTATGATAAGCCTTCTGCATTAATGACTAGTAAAGCTGATGCATGGGTTTTTGTAACACCGACCAAGTATGCATTTGTAGAACGTGAAAGGATTAAAGATTGCATTATAGAAAACAACTTACAGTACAAAACGTTTGTTGGTAATGGTGACACAGAATCTAAGAATGCTTATTTAATTAAAGAGGAGCTGTTGTTGAGGTATGCATACAAAATCATTAACTATGGTTGAGGCACTAAGGAGATTATTTATTGTGAATGAAACATTAACTAGAATACTAAAAAGAGACAAACCTAAAGCAGAGATAATTGAAGGCATGACTAGGACATTCTTTAAAAACACAAGTGGTGATGAAGCTGTAATATCTATTAAGCCTAATAGTTACACTAGGACATCACAACAAAATCGTTTGTATCACAGTCTTGTCGACCAAGTGAGGTTTGAAACTAATAATACCAAACGAGCTATTAAGATATATTGTCAGTCAGAATTTCTTGAGACTAGAATTGAGGAAGTTGCAGGTAAGAGTAAAGTAGTGCTAAAATCTACAACAGAGTTAACGACTAAAGAAATGGGATTGTTTTTAGATGATGTCATAGCTTGGGCAGAAAATGATTTAGGAATGCAATTAAATTTGCCTGATGATTGGAGAGAGTTAATTAGCTAGGACATTTTTTATTTCTACTACAGGTAGTGCTTACAAAATACTGGGTGTCCTAACTAATTTATTGGAGAGAGATATGGCTAGACCAACTAAGTGGAGTGAAGAGGTAGAAGCTAAGGCTCTCGCTTACATAGATGACTATCAGATGTATGGAGATATGATTCCAAGCATTGAAGGAATGGCTGAACATTTAGGCTTACACAGAGACACATTATATGATTGGGCAAAGCAAAAAGATAAGGGATTTTCCGACATATTAGGCAGATGTATGCAAGTCCAAGCTAAAACCCTTGTAAACAATGGACTCAACAACACGTTTAATTCAGCAATAACTAAGCTTGTATTAGGTAAGCATGGCTATCACGATAAGATGGAGCAAGACATAACATCTAGAGATGAATCTATGAAGCCAACTGTTATACAATTAGTTAGCAAGAATGAGTCAAGTAGCTGATATACAATTACCTGATAAGTTAATCCCTGTCTTTGAAGGCACAGCTCGAATACGTGGTGCTTATGGTGGACGTGGCTCAGGAAAGACAAGAAGTTTTGCATTGATGACAGCAGTCTTTGGTTATCGTTGGGGTATGTCAGGTGTAAGAGGCACAATACTTTGTGGTCGTGAGTTTATGAACTCGCTTAACGAATCATCTATGGCTGAAGTAAAGACAGCAATACTGTCAGTTCCTTGGTTAGCAGAGTATTATGAGATTGGTGAGCGTTACATTCGTAGTAAGGATGGCAACATAACCTACACTTTTGCAGGACTAAGACGTTCATTAGATAGTATTAAATCACAGTCACGCATACTAATAGCTTTCGTTGATGAGGCTGAGTCTGTTTCAGGACGTGCTTGGGATTTGCTTTTGCCTACTGTCCGAGAAGAAGATAAGAGTATAGGATTTAACTCAGAGATATGGGTTACATGGAATCCTGAGTCTAAGTATTCAGCAACACATGAAAGATTCAGAGAGAAGTTTCCAAGTGATGCTAAGATAACACAAATGAATTGGCAAGACAACCCATGGTTTCCTGATGTATTAGACAAACAAAGAATAGAAGACAAAGACAAACGACCTGAGTCATATGAACATATATGGGAAGGTGGTTATCTTGTATTTAGTGAAGGTGCATATTATTCTGCTGAATTACGCAGAGCTAAAGATGAAGATAGAATGGGTAAGGTGACTTATGACAGAGCTAAAGGTGTAATTACTGCATGGGATTTAGGAATTGGTGACAGTACGTCAATAGTCTTTGCACAGTTTGTAGGAACTGAGATACACATTATTGATTACTATGAAGCTAGTGGTGTAGGACTAGAGCATTACGTTAGAATGTTGCAAGACAAAGGTTATGTTTATGACCAACACGTACTACCTCACGATGTCAGAGTAAGAGAGTTAGGCTCAGGTAAGTCACGTATTGAAATGCTAGAAGACTTAGGTATCCGAAACATAGAGATAGCACCATCATTACTTATTGACGATGGCATACAACAAGTCAGAACAATGCTAGACAAATGCTATTTTGATGAGGTATCATGTGAGAAACTGATTGACTCATTACTTGCTTACAGTAGAGACTGGGATGACAATGGCAAGACATGGAGGATGAGACCAAGACACGATTGGAGTTCACATGGTGCAGATGCAATGAGATACATGGCAATAGGTTACAAACCATTCAACGAGAACTGGGATAAACCATTAAGACGTAAACTAAAAGGTATTGTATGAGGCTAGGTGCTGACAGAGGTTTACTTGACCCTGATGACAAACGCGAACCTGTTAGATTAAACAGTCTTATGTCTAACGTTGCAGATAGTGCAGGTGAAGTAGTAGGTGATACACTTGGTGGCATATGGTCATTCTTATCTAATCCATCAGAACAAAAAGTAGCAGATGCAAATGCAAGAGCTGAAGCTATTAAACAAGAACGTTTAAGTGATGGTATGGGTAATGATTGGATGTATAAAACAAAACCATCAGACAATCCTAACAAATTCTTTAGGTTCTTTGAAAACATTCCACATGCAGTTTCTGAACTTTATCTAGACTCATCACGCATGGCTAGAGTGCCTGAAGAAACTATCAAACCTGTAGGTAATTTAATAGCAGGTGGTGTACTTAATTTGTCAGGTGGTTTGCTAGATGAAGAGGTTGGTACTGAACAACGAGAGATGGCTAATCAATTTGCAGGAATTGTAAAAGACAGTTTTAAAGATTGGGATAGCATAAGTAACATGATAGCTAACAACCCACTTGATTTTATGGGTGCATTAGTTGGTGTAGGTTACACAGCCAAGTCAATTGCTGACCTTGCAAACAACCCTGCAATTAAACAATCAGTAAGGAACACATTACAATCATTGCCTGACCCAGTTGATTTACTTGCCAATAACAAAATGACAAGTCAATTTATACCTGACCCTAGACAATTTGCAATGCAATGGCATGGGTCTAAACATCCTAACGTACAAAAGTTTGATGAAAAATTTATGGGTACTGGACAAGGTGCAGATGCTTTTGGTTGGGGTTTTTATAACGCACAAAACCATGACGTATCAGTTACATATCAAGGTGAAGACCTCAAATATGAACAAGATATGGTTGATGCTTATGATACAGCACGTAATTTAGATGATTATTTTCAGACAGAAATGTATGAAAACGCAACGTTACACTATAATCCTGAACGCTCTTTAAAAAGAATGCTAGATGCTTATCCACCTGAAAACCATGCAGAAATAAGACGTATACATAAAACATGGGCAGAACGTTACAAAGATGCAAACTTTAGTGATGTTAAAACATATGTACCTGATAGTGCTATTGCTACTATGCTTAATGATGACATTCCTGTATGGGAACAACCAAAGGTAGTGCAAGACTATTTGCGTAATGAAAATGGTGCATACATGGATTTAGTATATGAATACAAACCTTTGCAAATTGAAAGAGAAAGATTACTTAAAGAAATAAAACAATTAGAAACAGATGATGAAATTGGAAGTTTGCTAGGTCAATATGGTGACGATGCTCAGGAGATACAAGGTAAACGATTTGAACTTAGTGATGTAATGCAACAACAAGAAGTGTTATTACAAGAGATTAATTCAGTTGCACGTGGTTCTGTGCCTAATCCTGCAAGTGGACGTGGCATATATGATTGGTTAGTAGAAAAAGAAATTGCTGAGAAAGGTATTCCAATTGACCCTAAAGAATACGATAAAAATATGTCTGCTGTTAAAGAGACAATATCAAAACGTTTAGATAAAGCAGGTATTTTAGGCAGAAAATATTTAGATGAGGAATCTAGATATGGTGACCCTAATGAAGGCACATTTAATACTGTTACGTTTAATCAAAATACTGCAATACCTATTTCTAACAAAGGTGTACCAATATACACAGGCAAAGGATTAGAACTTGCTAAGGGTAGTGCAATTAACATTGGGTTTGCAGGTACTCCGAAAAGAGCAAGTGATTTAAAGGACATGCAAGAAGGATTGTTAGACCGTTTTGGACATGAAATAATAGCTGAACCTAATATTGAAGTACCTGAGATGTCTATATTTGATTTAGAAGGTAGACCATTCGTAGCTTCACAAGCAGATTTAACACGTGCAGGAGGTCTATTACAATCTGTCGATGGAGTGCCTTTAGCACAACCCATTGAAATGCTTGGTGGACAAGACTATATGTGGTTACCAAGAAGTGTTAAAGAAAATTTAGTGTGGGCATCAGATGCTCAACCTATAAAAAAGTTAGCCAAAGAAGCACAACTAATAGCAAAAGAAACAGGAAAAGAGCCTATATATCTTCCATACAGAATGAAACCAACTGGAATGGATTACAGTAAACAAATAGCAGACAGTATGATTCAATCAGCATTAGTTAGATTAAACAAGTCACAAATATCTGAACTAAATGATACTATTAGAAAAGAAGCATTTAAAAAAGAAAACAATAAACCAAAGAAATATATAGGTAAAGACTTTAAAGGTATTGATGTAGACAACCCATTGAATGATAGTGTTAGTGGTGATTTAAGAAAAGAAATAATTCGTATAATGGACAGAGATTACAGATACGATGGTGGTCTAAAGATAAAACGTGGAAGTGAAGAAGGAACAGCTTCTTTAGCACAAGTGCGTGTAGCTAATGCAGACCCTAATCAATTAGATAAAGAGCCAATGACATTGCAAAATGTAGCTAACTTAGATATGGACAATTTAGTACGTGATGCTTCTTTTCACAATACTTATAACACAGGCATAGGTGGTGAAGCGTTAGGTAAAATTAAAGAAGATGTAAGCATATTAGATTTGTTTGATTCAAAACTTAGAAATAAGAAAGGAGAAATAATTGGTGACTATTTAGGTTCAGATGGTAAACCAATGACTAGAGCAAATTGGACTAACGATGGTTATAGAAAAACAACAATGCAACCAGTTAGTGGATTGCTTACACATAAAAGACTTATGGCACTTGAGAAACGACTAGAAGAAACAGGTGGAATACTTTAAAAATAATGATATACTTACGCTTAATTAGACAGAGGACATCTTATGAATGAATATGAATTAGCCTTAAAAGAATACATGGACAGACTTAAAGGTGGCTTTCAAGGAGCTATGACTGGTGTTATGGATGGTCTTGGTGGTGGCACTCCTCTTGCAGGAAAAATAAAAGAAAACAATTTCTTAAAAAGTTTAATGGGTAGTGGTTTGATGGCTGAAGGAAATGCAACTAATCCTATAACAACTACAGATAACTTAGACCCTATAGTTATGCGTTCAATGGTAAACACACACAATGCTAGTGGCACAGACCCAATGATGTTTGCAGGAGCTAACGCAGTTGGTGCAGGACTTACTGATGTTGCACAACCTGTTATGAACAGTATTGGTTTTCCTGACAGTAGAGGCTTTGATACACCTGCTAACAGAGAGGCATATCAAATGGATGCTACCGAAGCATTAGTTAATAGCATGACTGATGACGAACACAATGTATACATGCAATTAGAAGAGTTTCAAAGACCTGCGTTTCTACAAGCTATACAAGAGAACAAAATATCACAATACGAGGCAGAAAACTTTAACAGATTAAGGACACCTTACTAATGGCTTTATCTAATTACACAGAACTTAAAGCTTCTATAGCAGACTTTCTTAACAGAGATGACCTTACGTCAGTTATACCTGACTTTATTACATTAGCAGAGTCACAAATTAATAGAGACATAAGACACATGAAGATGGAGGCACGAGCTAGTGGTCAACAAGATGCTGGTGACGAGTATATGCAAATACCATCAGATTGGATGGAAACAATTAGATTACACTTGACTGGCACAGGCACAACGGTAGTTAATTTAATATCACGTGATGCAATGGCTGACAAACGTCAAGCAAATGAGGATGCAAGTGGAACACCTGTAGCGTATACACACGCTGATAGTCAGTTTCAATTTTATCCAACACCAAATGCAACAATAGATTTTGAATTACTTTACTACCAAAAAGTACCAGCTTTAAGTAGTAGCAATTCAGATAACTGGCTTTTATTAGAAGCACCTGACGTATACCTCTACGGAGCATTGATACATTCAGCGGCTTATCTAGCAGAAGACAATAGGGTAGCTGTGTGGGCGCAGATGTATGGTGCAGCAATACAGCGATTAAACGAAGTCTCCGACAATGCACGTTATAGTGGGTCAGGCTTAAAACTTAAAGTGAGAGGATTAGTATGAGCTTTACAAACTTTTTAGAAACAGAAATACTAGACCATGTATTTGCTGGTGCAGCGTACACAGCGCCATCAACATTATACTTAGGTTTATTTACAGGCGCTCCGGGTGAAGCTGGTGGTGGCACAGAGTTGTCAGGTAATGCATATGTAAGAAAAGCAATTGCATTTACAACTTCAGGTGACACGACTAGTAACAACGCAGCAGTAGAATTTCCAACTGCAACTGGTTCATGGGGAACGGTTACACACGTAGGAGTATTTGATGCATCGACATCAGGTAATCTTATGGTGTATGCAACTTTATCGGCTAGTAAAGCAGTAGCATCAGGAGATGTGTTTCGTGTACCATCAGGTGACTTAGATATTACATTGAACTAGGCTAACTTCACATGAAGTATGGTCAATATAAATTTAATAGAGGTAAATACTCTACTGCTGATTTAGAAGAAGGCGCTTCCACAGTATCAGTTACTTCAGGCATTGCTAATGCAATAGCTGTTCGAGTACGCACATCAGGTGCTTTATCTGCTGGTGTAACTGTTGTTACTACAGTAGCTAATTTAACATCTGTAGGTGCTAGTGCAATAACAGCAACCAGTACATCGAGTTGTGCATCAGAAAAAATATCGCTTGGCTCTGCAACAGCAACGGTTGCTAGTTCTACAACTGCTGTAGGTGAAAGAATACACCTAGCTAATGCTACAGACTCTTATGGTATTTACGGTATCTCTGATATTGATGCTGACTCAGAGTTAATTATGTTGGCTAGT